CCGCTGTAGGTCGGTCACATCGGCACTCAGGTGCGCCAGCGACTCCGCGGTCATGGCTAGGATGCAGAACAGCGCCCGGACGCCTGCCCGCTGGTAGTGCATGTCGTCTGATTCCAGCAGGCGGCGGGCCTCAGTTGCGCGGGCCTGGAGAATCTCGGATTCAGTCACGGGAAGGCGGCTCATCGCGCCTCCAGATACTCACGCCAGCAACGGCGGCAGTCTGCGACCCCGTGCTCATCACGTCTGCACGGGTAGCCGGGCGGGCACGGCTGGTCGATTCCCGCCATGATGGTTGCTGCCTGCTCGATGGCCACCCGTCTGTACCGCTCCATCTGGTAGTCGTCCGCATTTGCCGAAGGCGGGAGCTTCGACGGGCGCGAGACGACGCGCTTGATGTCGCCGTTACTGAGGATCATCGGTCACCTCCTGCTACTGCGAACTCCACCACCCACACCCAGGGGTTCGACGCCCACGGGTGCTTGGGGTTCAACTTGTCCCACCATTCGAGGTACACTTGCACTGAATCGTGAGACTCAGCGCCGCAAGGTTCCATGCGAGGCGGCGGCACTCCCTCGGCAATTGCGCCGCAGTTGTCGATGTCCTGCACCCTCTCCGCCCTCACGCCCGTGACTTCCAGTGTGATGCGGGAGAAGGCGCGGGGCATGAAGATGGGTGAGCGCCACTTCTCGCAGCCGCCAACATCGAGTGGGCTTCCAATGGTATAGTCAGCCGCGTACACGGCAGGCTTGACAGGCTCACCCCACCAGGGGTCGTGCGCTTGGCAGTAGTCCCGCGTCATGTCGTCGGCGTAAGGACTCCATCGCTCCCTCACCCACAGCCGCTGTCCGACTGTGTAGGGGCACGTGATTGACATTCCGTCCTCGGACCGTGCCGCATAGTTCTCGTATCCTCGCCTCTCCAAGAGCCAGACGCCGTCCAATGAGAAGTGGAAATTGGTGCGCGGATCGCGCGGCTGCGGCTTCACCACTCTCCGCGTCTGCGTCTTGCGCCCGTCGAGGATTGCCCTCACGGACTCTGCCCCGAAGATGATGGGGCGGTCTTTGGTGGTGGTGGTCATCTTCACTCACCCCCTGAGGCCCTTGGCCCGCACAATCCAGCTAGGCCATTGATTCGCGCATGCCAGCACTCCACGTCGTTCTGGTCGTAGCCTTGATTCAGGAACGCCTCAAACTCCTCGGCCAAGGCGATGCTGGTCATCAGCCCTGGTCCGCCGCCCTGCTCTGCCATGCGACGCTCCGGCCAGTCACCATACTGACCATAGCGCGGATACACCACGAGCTTGACGGTGTTTGTGCTGTCGCACGACACCGAAACGACGCGATACGGGCCGCACTTCTGGACAAATGGATTGCGCTTCACCCCTCACCTCCTGCGGCCTCAGCCAACAGCCACTTGGCCGTCAGCGACATCTGCACGATGTCCGTGTAGAACGTGAATGCCAGCTTCTGCCAAGGGTCATTGAGGTTGTCGAACACAAAGCCGTTGTCGCCCATGACCTTCTGAGCCGCCTCCAACTGTCCCTCTGTTGCCACGAGGAATGCCCGCACGTCGTCTCTCACTTCCCCTCCCCTGCGGCCTCTATGTACCGCTTCCACGCTTCGTAGATTGCCTGACCCTCGGGAATACAGCGTGGAGCATAGATGTCAGACTCACTCAGCCCGCCGATGTAGAACACATATACTCCGTTACTGACCATTGGCGTCTCGACCCTGCGGATGGAAGCGAGGTCAACAGATGTAGTTCCGTACTCAAATATGCGTTTCACTTCCCCTCCCCTGCGGCCTCACGGAGTGCGGTCCTCGCCGCTTGCACTGTCCGCAAGGCCACATCGAGCCTAACTTGGTGCTCCACATAGCCCTCAGCATCTATCTGCGCAGTCAGCTTTTGCTCCCATGGTGCGAACAGCTCCATGTCCACCTTCAGCAGTTGGGCGCAGCAGAGAGCTCGCTGCTCGTACCACATGGATTGATGCAGCGGCCTTCCCGCAACATCCCAATCAGCCATGCCTCGGCTGATTGCCTTGTAAGCCTCGTTCTTTGTCAGCAGTATGTCCATCATTCCCTCCGGGGCCGGGTTGCGGTCCCCGGCCCATGTCGTTGCTACACAACGTCGGCCTCGTCGCGCCCTTCACAGACGGCGACGATGATCTGGCCCTGGTACTCGGACCACACGCCCAGGTCGTGCGCCTCCCAGCCCTTCTTCTCGGCCAGCTTTCGCGCCCTCAGCCCGGTCTCGTCCGCGTTCATGAGCGCCACCACGCGCTTCACCGTCTCCGGGTGGATCGAGCCCGCCTCGCGCGAGCACGGTTTCGGCCCGTCCGATGCGGCAATCGGTTGCCGGTCGGGCTCAGGGGTGGCAGCGGCAGTTTCGGGGCTCTGTTTTGCCGTCTGCCGCAGCGCCTTCGGTTTCGGCCCAGGCTTGCGCTTCGGCTCCGGCCTCGGTTCCGGCTTGAACGTCGGCTCCTCGGCCACGATGTCGTCCGGGTACAGGTCGTCGGGGGCCTGCCCCGTCTCTGCCGGCGGCAGCGCGTGCACCACGGGGGCGCCGAGCCGGCGCTGTGACACCTGCATCGCCTCGGCCATGTTCACGTGGAGCTGCAGCACGTAGACGGTCTTTTTCTTGCCCTCGGGCTGCACCTCGCGCGGCTCCACCACCAAGTCCATCGGCACCATGGCCACCTGCCCGGCGACGGCCCGGACCATGGCCATGGAGGAGTTGATGTTGATGATGCCGTTGATGCTCCCCGTGTCGAGCTGGTACACGCCCAGCAGCTCCGTGCCCCGCACGTAGAACTGCAGGTTCATCACTCGGTGGCATTGCTTCTTCTGGTACACCGGGCACGTCGCCGGGTTGCAGGGCACCTCCCGCAGCTCTGTGCTCTTCGCGTCGTGTCCCGCGATGTCGCCCGTCTCCAGGTCCACGAGCGCCATGGCCATCTCGCCGTCGCCGCGGCACACGAGCCCGCGGGACTTCGAGTACGCCTTGTACCACTGCTCCGGCTCGTCATTGGTCAGGAACATGATGGGCAGCGAGCGGGGCTTCTCCCCGAACCGCTCCGCCAGCTCGGGCGGCAGCACGAAGTAGTCGACCGCCTTCGGGTACTCGCTACCCGACTGCGACTGGAGCTTGATGCCCAGCCGGATCTTCCCCAGCCTGGGCAAACGGCGGGTCTCCGAGACCCCTTTGATTGGTGTCATCCAGCGCCTCCTTGAACTCGGCCAACCCTCGTTTCAGGTCGCCGAGTGAGAATGATTCGACCGCGTACTTCCCTGTGTCCGGGCTGATGCCCACGCCCAGGGCCCCGAAGAGCTTCCTCCTCGGGTACCGGGCGATGTACAGCCCGTAGTAGGCCCCCAACTGCATGAGGAGCATGCGGGGACGCAACCGGCCGGTTTTGTAGTCCAGAAGCACCCGGCCCCTAGGGATACTGCCGACATCGTCGAGCCTGCCGGCGTACCCTGAGTCCACGTCGGCCAGCGCCAGCTCGCAATCATCGCGCCGGAAGCCGTAGTCATCGACGAACCTCTGCCGCGCTTGGAGCGCCCGCTGATAGTCCTGCGGCAGCGTGAGCCACTCTTCAAGGGTGATGCACGGCTTGGCCAGCAGCTCGTGGATGCGCGAGCCGCGCTCGGCCAGCTCGGCCCAGCGCTCCCGCTTCTCGTTGGTGTCGGGCCGGATGTCGAAGTGCAGGTCGAGGACGGTGGTGACTGAGATCAGCCACCGACCGTCCTTCTCGTACCACCGACCTTGCGGGGTGGTGACGACGTTCATCTGCTCATCCTCTGGAACGGCTTGTTTACGCGCCGCATGCCGGGAACCTCGATGCCCGCCTTCGCCGCGGCGGCGAGCTTGGTCATGTCCGGCATGAGGTACTCACGGGGCAGTACGTTCTCGTCGTAGACCTCGGGCACCCAGTTGTCCACCCAGGTGAGCTTTCCGTTCTCGGTGGCCACGGTCTTGGCCACATCGGGCACGATCGCCGGAGTGGGCACCGGCAGCGGAGTGGGCTTGCCCGCAGCAACAGCGCGGTCGAACCGCTTCTGTGCCGCCGCGTCCAGCCTTCTCTGTTCCTTCGCCCGCTCTTCGTCTTGGCGCAGCTTGTCGGCCCTCAGCTCACGCTCGAGCGCGGCATCGAAGTCGAGTGCCGGCTGCTTGCCCTGCTTGAACCTGTCCTTGGCGTTCTTCCATGCCTTATAGACGGGGTCGCAGATGTCCGACTCCAGCGCCTCGAACTGCTTGAGCCATCCCTTCACTGCGAGCCGGTCGCTGTTGGTGCACAGCCTGTCCTCCTCTGTGTGAATCGGCTGCACCGCATGGAGGACCTCGTCGCGGAGCGCTATCTGTTGCTGAATCCTGTCGTCGGTCATTGCTGCCCCCCGGTCGTGATGATGTCGAATGCCGCTTTCCCTGCCGTCGTGCAGCTCTCCGCGGCCTCAGCAAACGCACTCGCCCTGCCCTCGGCGTAGCCGACCTTGTAGGACGACTCGTTGATTCCGCGCGCTGAGAGCGCACCAACCACACCGTCGCGCAATGCGATCAGGTCATCGTTCGACAGGGCGAATAGATACATCTCGCTCTCGACGCTGAAAGCCGTCATGCCTACGTGGGCATCACGCTCCGCACGTATCCGCAGGACACTCGTGTTTCCGCTCAGGGGTGCGTACTCCACGCCCCTGATCTTGTTCTCGTTCTCGTTCACCGTTCCTCCTTCAACGCCTCGCGTCGCTCGTTCTCGTCCTCGGCGCGTTGTCCTTCGTATTCTCCGCTGCATTCCTCGTGCACCGGCTGTCCTGTCTCGCGGTGGTACGTGGTGCACGGCTTACCGCACACCGGGCAGTCCTCGATGGCGTCAAGCATCCGTGCGAGTTCGTTCATGCCTTCCCTCGCGCGTGTACCCATGACTCCAGTGCCATCATGTTCGCTATTGGTTCCCGCGCCCACTCTGATAATTGGTCGATGATTTCCTGTGGCACACCGTTGTCTTTTAGGACGTTGATGGCGTGATTGACGCATGAAACCTTGCCGTCCTCTTTGTCTGATACGAGGTAGCCGCGCCGTTCCAGTTCGTCGATGAGATCATCGTCGTCGAGGTCGTCCAATTCGATTTCGGCCTGCACTGAGACAGTCACTTGTCTCCCTCCTGTCCCCTTCTCCGCGCGAACAACTCCGCTGCCTGATACGCGCCGAGTGCCTGACCCAGCTCGATAGCGCCCTTGATGTTCTCCCTCAGGCGCTTCATCGACTGTTCCGCCGCCGCCACACCCATCGCGTATGCTTCCTCGAGCACGTCCGCGTCCTGCTCGTAGCCGTCAGGGTCGTGTTCTGAGCGTTGCCACTCGATGTGCCCGTCCTTGAACGTCCGGCGGGTCAGGTGCTCGGAGCGCTCAGACTCGCACTCCGTTGTCTCGGGTTCGTCCGGCGGGATGAGGCCCCGCTCGATTACGTTCGACCAGTAGCCGCCCATCACTTCACCTCCGCGATTGAGACGTTGCCGTAGTGCCGGAGGAGCATCTGAAACAGGGGCTTGATGTCTCTCCCTTCGCAGCGTCCTGATTTCACGAGTCTCGGTGTGGTAGAATTGATTTGGGATTCCATGGTTCTCTTCCTCCCTCGGGGGGCCTGTAGCTAGGCCCCCCTTCTGTTGGTGGTAGAAGTACGGTTCGCAGTCAGTCCTTGCCGTCCTCCATAGGCAGCTCCTGTATTGTCGTTCTGGTTGCCTCGCTCCTCCTTTCGCGGCAAATACTTCTGTCGCCGCGCGATCTCCTCCGGCCCCATCAGCCGGTCAACCTCTGCCTCTGAGATTCGCCAGTAGTACCCGTCTCTCTCGGCGTGGATGATGCCGCGCCTGATTGCGCTATGTACTGCCTGTCGTGATATTCCGAGCCGTCGTGCCGTTTCCGGTATTCCGAGGTTAGGCATTCATCGCCTCCACCGCCCACGCGTTAGCGTAGGTGTTCATTATCTGCTTGTACATGGCGTCGCCCATGTGAGCATCGAGTGCGTCTTTCAAGACCTCCTTGAACTCAGGCCATCCGGCCTTGATCGCCGCGCGCATCTTGACACAGGCTTCGGTAGCGTCTACGTCGCGCCCCTGAGCGTGCAGAGCGTATGCCTTCATGGTCGCGGTTCCCATTGTTTCCACCAGATTGATTTCCATGTTGTCCCTCCCTCTGACAGTAGTAATTGAATCATACCGTGCTGTTGTTGTCAATAGGTTTTCAGGGAATCTGCCAGAGAATCCGGAGTTGTTTTCTGGCGCGGTTGTCCGTCCGCAAACCGCCCCGCATCACTGGCATGTTGCGCGGCAGCCCTCGTGAAACCTTGCCGATGTGATGAATCCCACACGGAAGCATGAAAACGTGCCCGTAGCGCGATTATTTGAGGGGTCTGCTCGTGCAGGACAACAAAAAAACACCGGGGGCCGAAGCCCCCGTACTTGTTCGCCGCGTAGCCGCACAGGTTATGCTGGCGTCACATGCTCGCTTGCCTTCCCTCTTCCTTCCTTCTCGTACTGCGCCCGGATGGCCCTGAGGTAGATAATCGCGTCCGTGTGGTGCTTGAATCCGACCAGCCAGTCACGGTCGGGGTACAGCACGACAGTTGGATTGCACACGTGCGCCCCGTAGAGCCCGTTCTGCGCGGCGAAGTCTGAATAGACGACGTACGTCCCCGTCCGCATGGCGACGCACTCCCGGTCGTCATAGCGGTATTGCTCCATGTCCCCGATGTGTTGATGTTCTCTGACCACGATCCGCGCCCGTGGATGAAACACCCTTTGAGATTGCTTCGGGCCGTGGGTCTGGTTGAATGACGACCCGTACTTGCCCTTGTGCTCCCAGAACTCTGGGTAGAGCATGTCGCCTACTACGATGTTGACCATCGCGCCGTGCTTCGTGTACGTGATGCGGAGGCGCCGGGCAAGCTCAAGGTCCCAGTCCTCGCCCGTGGCCAGCGCCGTCCAGTAGGGATGGTTCCCCGTTCCTGCAAACAGCAGATGCCCGGAGTCCTGCAACTGTTTCACAGCCAGCACGTACATGGCCTTCTGGACGCTGATCGCCGTCTGGTTGTGCGCCGAGCCGATCTTGCTGGGCTGGATGATATTCGAGTACGCGTCACCTCCCAGGACCGTGTACAGGCCCGGCTCGGTGCATTCCGTCTGAATGTCCTGCTCCAGGCTGTCGTAGTCGCATCCCACTTCACCCATGTGCCAGTCCGCGGTATGAACGATTGCGACGGGCAGCTTCGTGTCGATGTGGATTGATAGCTCGGATTGAGTCCGGAAGTGCGGCTCGATCAGGCCGTCCATCTGCTTGACGACGGCGAAGTGCTCGGACAACGAAAAGTCGCGGGGAGCGACGTTCTCAGGAACCTTGAACCGGCGGCATCTCGCGCGCCAATTCAGCAGTCCCCGGTACGTCACCCCCCGGTCGGTTGCGAGGCGCATCGTATCGCCCGATGTGCCCTCGTCTATTCGTTTGCAGAGTGTGGCTGCCTCGTCGGTTCCCGGTGTCGGTAGTACGACGTGTCCGAACATGAGCCTCCTGTTGAAGGAAACGGCGGTATCGTTGAATAGCAGCGGGCGGTAGTAAAGGATGTAGATTTGCAGTTGAAATGCAGGATTGCCACCTTACTTCCGATAGGCTTCGGGGCACTCAGGCGAGTAGCTCACCCAATCGCAGATGTCGTAACTCTGGTAGAACCTCCGGTAGTGGTTCCCGTCAGAGTAGTCGGCGTTCCTCGCGGCCTTCTGTGCGAACCGCTTGTCCTTCCACCGACCGTGTCGAGACTCAGTGAAGAACGGCTTGCGATAGCTTCTGATCATTGATTCGCTTTTGCGGTCGTTTCGTAGGTAGATTTCCATGACGATATCGATATGCTCATATCGTCAGCCGAAGCACCACAACTGCCTACTCTTTCAACGACGCTCGAATCTCGTCCATTGAAAGCAGCTTCATGCCCTTCCGCATGCCCTTGCGCCGCAGTTGCAGTAGTTTTTTCCCCAGTGCGGTTTTCATAGAGGTGTTACTCTCCGACTCAGCACCGCGCCCCGAACGTAGCCCCGTCAGTTACCTTTCGGGAACGGCGGGGAAGATTAGATGCCAGTGCCCCCACCCTCTGCAATGGCCGCGCAGTCCCATAAGGCTAGCCTCGACTGCGCTCCCAGAAATTGACCCCACAGGGACGGAACCCTGCGGCATCACGCCTTGATGATGCCCATCAGCACGGCGGCATCGTACATCCCGTCGTACTCGGCCCACAGCATCCGGACCTCGTCGGTCTCCCACTCGTCCTCGTACCACAGGGGTTTCTCCGCATCCCACAGAGCGTGAAGGTTGATGCCTTCCTTGGGGTAGTTAAAACTGTCCTGCGGCGTACCACATGGTCGGCAGCCGGTACGATAGGGGCCGTACTCAGCGATCATGTACTCCTGCCCCCAGGCGTACATCTCCTCGGCGCGGGCCTCGAGCTTCATGTCCGACCACCGCGCCGGATTCTTGCGCGTGAAGGCCGTCCTGAGTGCTTTCAATATGCGCTGGTCGAGCGCCCTCCACCGTCCGATGTACGACTTCCATGGCTCGGTGGTCCCGGTGTCGGGGTCGATGAGCTTCGGGTCGTCCACGTTCGGGTCGTAGTTGTACGTTCCTGATTGCTCAGGATGGTTCGTCGGTTGTCCACATGGATTGGTCGGCATGTCAGCCTCCTATTAGTTTCGTCGCCGCGAATGTAATACCGCCTCCCCCGGCGGCAAATGCGAGTATCAGTTCTAGGCACCTGATGCGCTTCGTGTTGGCCTCGACCGTCCGGCACAGTCCGGGCGTTCCATTGGTGCCCTTCAATAGCGTCCGCAATTCGACCACCGTGTCATGTGTCTCGTCAATCTTCCTTACGGTCTCGGCTGGTATCAGTTCCATCAGTACACTCCTACCAACAGAATCACGGACGGCAGAAGGACCGTGAAATAGTGCAGCAGCATCCCGCCGAGGACGTAGTGCGTCTCCAGCGAGAGAAGTTGCCGCGCCTCAGTGCTGTGCTTCAGCAGGAACCGCCACATGAAGTACGGCGTGAACCACCCGTACTGCAAGGCGTGCCACTCGTCGTAGTTGAACGAGCCGTCAGCGTGGCGGCAGAACTCACAGAAGGGTTCAGGGAGCCGCATTGCGCCTCGCCTCGAAGATGCGGTCGATTGCCGCGACTAATGCAGCCGCAATCACATCAGATGGCATCTTGTCCATGGCGCACAGGACGATACTGCCCGCCGCCAGGATGGAGCCGATTATCAGCCATGTCTTGCTCATTACACCACCCTCTTTGCCAGCAGTTGCCAGTTTGAGCCGTCGTAGATAAGCACGACGTACTCGGTGGACGTGTCAAGTGTGATGTCCGCGTCACAGAGGATATTGCCCGTGCCCGTCTTGACGACGACGGTACGGTCGGTGTGGGCCGGGCTGAATATCAGGATGTCTCCGGCAGATCCGCCGTTGATGGTGTCGAGGTCGTCGGTCGCCCCGTCTGACTCCGTGTCGATGGTGTGGTACGACTGCGTCTTCGTGACGACGCCGCCCGAGATAGTCAACTCTGAGGCGGCACCGAGGGAGATGTTCGCCTTGAGGAAGTTGAAGTTGTCGCGGATGTGCGTATTGCCATATTCGGCCAGCCACGTTTCATCTGTAGTCCACGTGCGAGGCGTTGTCCATGCCATAGTTGTCTCCTAACCTATCCTGTGGTCGCTGCCAACCTTGCTGACTCCGACAATAAACAAGCTGTACGTCTCCGTCGTGTACTGGTCGGTCAATCCGAACGTGGCGACGGGTATGCCGTCAATCGAACCGTGAATGTCGATGCTGTCGATGTAGAACAGGTCATTGAGTCCGAGGCGGGCATTCACAACCTGTACCGTCTGCGATACTTCGGCCTGAAAGATGACGGCCTTATTCGTGTCGTTCTCGCCCTTCAAGGTCAACGGGAGTCGTGCAGCCGGTTCCTTGTATTTGTCGCAGTACCTATCAACGACGGCCTGCATCTGGTTTTCGGTGGCCCCGGTCGGCCAGACGAGGTTCATTGTCCGACGGCCGTACTTGTTGATTGAGTCGGAGTCAGTCGCCCGGACCTGTAGCGTATTCCACGTCGTCTCTTCGTGCGTATACTCCACAGCCTCAGAGATGAGCAGCTTGTACTCGACCACGTAGCCGATGGTGCCATTTGAGGCCCCGGTGTTCTTGATTTCGACAGCCCTCGTCAGTGTGTCCGAGGTATCAATCAGGTTGATGGTATAGCCGGTGTACGGAGCGTAGTCGTAGTCATGCGCGGTGACGTTGCGAATGCGCCACGCGAGCGGCGAGCCGACCGTTGCGGTGAAGTATTGAAAGGTCGTGTACCCCGGAGCGGGCAAGGCGTGGTAGCGTTGCCACAGCCGCCACTCATACACGGCGGGATCGGTATCGTCAAGGATGGTCTCGGTGACCGAATAGCCCAACTCCGACCGGATGTCGTTGTAGATGAACCTATCGTCAAGTTGATAGGTCAAGTCGGCCATCGTGTCATTGATGGTGTAATCAGCCACTTCGGTGATACCTCGACTCGTAGACGGCGTTCCCGTCCTTCGATATGTAGAACCGCCCGTCGAGCTGTACTTCGATATTGCGAATGAACTCAAGCAATGGTTTCTCGGTAACGACGGTATGGTCGCCAACCACCACCGCCGGTAATGTATTCCACGGCGTATTGGAAACAGACGACGTGTAGAAGCCTGTTGTCTCGTACTGTGTCCACTCACCTGTGGAGTAATATTCAAACGGCACGCGGTTTGTGCTGGAGTATGGAGGCCCTGATGCCCCGTACTCATCGCTCCATGTTGCAGTGCCGGCCTGATGCCATTGATAAGGGTGATAGTGCGTCGATTCGTCAGTCCAGACCGCGCCCAGCGTTTCGGCCATCAGCTCAGGTACTTCCACGCCCAACACAAGTCCGGGGTAATCGCCGGTCAGTCCGTAACGCACTCCGAGGTCCGTATCCCGTCCCATAACCCATGTCAGCGTGCGCCATCGCAGGAACTTGTGAGTGTGCTGGCGTGTTGCCTCGGCTGGTTGCGTATCGCGATTCACGGGGCCCTGCGAAAGGGTGTTGACCGTGCGTTGTACGTCCACACGCGAGCCGCTAACCATCGTCGGCAGCCATACCGTCTCGTCCGCTGCCTGTGCATAGTATGAGTATGTATGGGTATGACTCACTAGAACACCATCGTCTTCGGTCGAGCCACAAGCGCCCCACCATCTGTGTCGATACTCCTGCAGGATGAGGACCATCCGCCGACATTCAACAATTCGTCGATAGCGGCTCCGTCCGTGCCCTGCGTTCGCTCATTGTTTTGTTGTCGTGCGACCTGCCGCGCCAACAGGTCCATGCCATCCGTGCAATAGAGGACCGCTTCCTGCTTCTGTGCGTTTGGCATACAACTGATTCGTGATATGAACCCGGTGTAGAGGTTGTACGTCGAGGTGTCCACCGTTCCCGTGACCTTCACGGGCAGCCAGGGGCGAATCTTGCCATAGAGCGGGCTTGACGTGTAGACGGGCGAGAATCGCTTTGTACTGTTATCGAGCACAATCTGGCACGTTCCAGCAGGGGTATTGCCGTACTCGGTTTTCATGCCACGGCGAATGTCCACGCTCTTGACGTAGGTGGTGATGTTGTCGATGGCTTGCGAGAAGTCCGGCGTGTCGCTCCACACAGTCGCGTCCCAATCCACATAGACGTTCATCTGGCAGAACTCCCCGGATAGTAGCCGGACGTGTTGACGTGTGGGAATGAGGTTGTGCGCTGCGCTTCCCCGAGGTACGGCTCAAGCGCCTGCGCGATGGCCCTGTTCATGGCCTCGTCGCCCATGACGTTGCCGTTGATAGTGACATTGATGTCGCCGACGCCGGAAGGAACGTAGCCGCCAGGTGCGCCAGCCGCCATCTCAGTCATGCGGCCCGGCGCGTAGACATTCGACACTTCGCCTAGGTATTTTTGATAGCTGCCCAGCACGTTCTTGCCAGTCATAATGTCGCCGAGGTTGTAGAACTCAAGCATTGGCTTCAGCCAGTCAGGAATAGCGTTCTGAATGGCCTTGTACCATCCATAGAGTTCCTTGACGGCATTGACGACAGACATGATGGCTCCCGCCACGTCGAGAAACGCTTGCTTGAGGTCGGCGTTCTCGTCGATGAACTCACGCAACGACACAATGCCCGGTAGAATATGCTCGTTGATGAGCCGGGTTATCTCCGGGCCGAGCTCTTCAACCAGCGTGAGCTTCACGCCGTCCATTGCGACGTTTATATCCTCGAAGGCGTCCCGGAATTGCTCGGCGGCGGCGGCGGTTTCCCCGGACCACTGGTAGCCCAACTCGGCATACCGCTGCCTCAGTTCCTGCACGCCGGACGCGCCATCTGCCAGGATAGGCAAGAGGTCGGTGCCCGACCGCCCGAACAGTTCCACGGCGGCGTTGGTTCTCAGTGTGGCATCGTCAAGGTTCGCGATGGCCAGCGCCACCGTCCAGAACTGGTCTTCCACGCCCATCTTCAACAGGTCGTCAACATTCAGTCCTAGACGCTCGAACTCGCGGGTATAGGTTGCCAGTCCGTCGCCTGCGTCTACAATGGAACGCGCCAGCTTCTTTGATGCCGTTTCAAGCGAGTTTAGGTCTGTCCCGGACAGCTTTGCCATGTAGGACAGTTCGGACAGGCTTTCGACCGTCCATCCGGTGCGCTTGGCCATCTTGGCGATCTCATCGCCCGCAGATGACCAGTCATCCAGCATCTTTCCCACGGCGGCCGTGACCGCAGACGCCATAGCAACAGCGGCGGCAGCGACAGCTAGAAACGACTTCTTCAGGTCGTCACTGTGACCAGCAACGCCCTTTATCTTCGCACTCGCCTCGTCTTTCGCGACGAGGTCAATCTGGACCTTACCTTTTGCCATATCGTCTCTGCGCTTCCTTGGCGCGTACGTCGTCGGCGTGCGCCAACAGTGCGGCCAGTTTCAGCAGTTCGGAATCCTCGCGGTCGAGTTCGGAGGGCAGACAGTGAAAGGTTCGGCAGAGTTCGGCCCTCACGTAATCCATCGGTGGCGCAACGTCGCCGATGATTATTGCGCGGTCGAGGGCTTTGCGCTCGCTAAAGGGACTTCCACGCACGCCTCCTGGACCTTGCGAATCAACAGCATCACGAGGTCGATGGGCAGCGCCCGGATGGTCTTAGGCTCAACCTTCAACTCGCGCCCTTCGGCGTCCTCGAAGTTCCAGCCGATGATAGTCGTATCAAGGAACCCGTACAGTTCGGGCATCCCGTCGCGCCAGTCGGACACGTCCTTGACCTTATCGGCAAAGGCCAGCAGTTCGCCCACCGTAGGCCGCTTGATTTCAACCCACGCCGGTTGGTCGTCGTACTCAAAGTTGATACGCTTGACCCCGATTCTCACTAGGTGTACTCCCCGACGGTGACTGCGCCGTCAACCTTGAAACTTGCAGAGCACGTAATCATGTCGCCGACAGCCACCGGGACCGTGAGCGATTCCAGCCAGCAGTTGCCGGTGAGTTTGGGATAGGTAGCGGTCGTGCCGTGCGGTGCGATCTCGAACGCCCGGGCGCTGGTAGATGTCCTGAGTCCGTTCGTTGCGTCGGCCAGTGTGTCCCAGACGGTGTTCGAGCCGTCGTCGTACACGAACTCCACCGTGAAGGAACAGTCCTCCAACTCGTCGGATGCGAACGTGTGCCCCGAATCCCCCATGCACGTCACGTCCACCAACCCATGACCTTTGAGGTCCAGCGAGATTGACTTGACGTAATCGGACAGGGTCCGCGCTCCGCCGCCGTCAGTCAGAATGAGTACCGCGTTGTTTCCTGCTCTGAGTGCCATATCTGCCCTCCGTTAGAGTCTTGCCCAGATGACCGCGAATGATGCTGTCTTTGCCCCGGTCCACGTGCCGGCGTAGTTGACGCGGACGAACTCCTCAACCGCGCCCGTTACGGTCTTTCTCTCAGACGTAGCCCCTGTAACAGTCGTGAAGGTGATGAGGTCGGTCGGCGACCCAAAGTCAACCGTCGTGTCGGTCTGCACCTTGATTACCAGGTCGGGCACGTCGCACGAGAACACGTGCAGGTACGCCTCAGCCCCCGAAGATGACGCAGCCCCATCATCAACCGCCGCGCCGCTTCCATCCGCCGTTTGCGTAGCCTTGGCCTGCAACACGTACCCTGCCCTTGCGATGTCGTGGAACTTGAACGAGCCGGTCACTCTCAGGACGTTGTCGACCGCGATCTCGATGGGGTAGGTTTCCAGCCACACGCCTTCACCGGCTATCGCGCTCGCCCCCTGCGCCACGCCCATGCTGAGAGAGCAGAGTGTGTTGCTCATGCTGTTCCGCATGGCATTGAGGATGGTGACGATGCCCGAGTCGAAGTCGTAGAACCCGTCGAAGGACAGTGAATCCTCGTGCAACGTCGGCTGGAACTGATGCCCCGAGGCCTGCATACAGGTCACGTCCGTTAGTGGTCGTGATAGCGACGGCTCGAACCTGTTGACCTTCCCCGAAATGTCATATTGCGCCAGATACAGAGCGCCGTTCTTGCCAGCTACTAGGCTCATTCCCACACCTCCAAGTCAAACTCGGTGCCGAGATATTGAATCCCGCCCCAGGTGATGATTGACTGCCCGCTGTTTGACACAACGGACACGTCAGACGCCGACCCGTTCAATGTCGAATCGGCCATGATCTTCTGCACTATGGAGTCGTCGCCGGTCAATGTGAGGAAGTCCAGGAGCTTGTTGAATGCCGTTGGCTGGTCTTGATTCGTCAAGAAGACTTTGACCTTGAACGTGTGCTTACTGTGCGACGAATCGCGCCCCATCGTCTGATAGTAGTCAGTCCCTACGTGCTGCACGACAGCAGCCGGGAACTCGTTGACCGCCTCGGGCATCTCGTTACAGGCGTAGATACGGGTAAGCCCCGTCACGTTCCCGAGGTTCGTCTTGATTCCCGTTCCGATGGCTTCGATGCTCATGCGTTCCCACTCCGTCCCGTCCAGTTCTTCTCGATGACATTCCAGATAGCCTCGATGACCCGCTTCAACATACCGGGCATCTCCGCCTCGGCCAGAGGCCAGATGAAGTTCGCTGGCCTAGCTGCGCCACGGTATGCCCCCGTCTTGGTGTACCTTTCGGCAGTCCCGTATTCAACAAGGTGGACATGAGGGGCAACTTTATACTTCACGCCCGCCCTTGCCATTGCGTAGGGGTGATTCTTGGTAATCTTCGGTGACCATGCCTGCACACCCTTGCGGAGGTTCCCCGTTGGGCCTAGTGGCGGAGGCACCGCTGAGAGCTTGCGGGCAAACTGGCCGGCCTCCACTTTCAGGATGGGTTGCAGTTCCTTTGGCGACAGGGCTTCGGCCAATTTGTTGAGATCGCGCTGCAACTCGTCAAGCCCTGTCACCTTGACTTCAACGAAGTCAGACATACTCCACTCTCACATACGGTCCGAGCATCCGCTTCGCGTCAGACGACAATCCTTGAAACACGGTTGCTGTGCCGATGTCGGGAGTCCCTATCTCCGTGCCGTAGCCGGACTGAGACAACCTGAATAGCCTGCACGTCTGAATCAACGCCGCCTGCCTTACGGGCTCAGGCACGGTCGAATATCCCCATGTCCCTGCGATCTCTACACCCTTCCTTACGCCCTCCGCAAAGTCCGAAGCGGTGCTGTCGTCCGTCAGCTTCACAAGCCATTTCGGGCTTGTGTTGTACGGATACAGAAGAAAGTCCGTACCCTCGGTCAGGGTCGTTTCCCATACGCCATCGCCGCCCGTGTCCAGCTTCAATGTCGTCACAGACACGAGGTCATCAACGATGAGGTTGTCGTCTACCCCGTCGAAGTACCTTGTAGCAGAGGTCGATGCAAACGACCGATTGCAGTAGTTGTCGATTTCAGATGTGACGGCGCTTATCAGAGATGACAGCAGGTCGTCATGGTCGGTGCCAGTAATATCAAGAGCGTCCTTCACGTCGGCCAGAGTGCAATAGGACGCTGCATTGGTCTGCACCACGACGATGAATTGCTCGGTGGAGAGTTCCTCTCCGGCCTTCGTCAGTTCCAGTTCTCCGAGGTACGTCCCCGCGGTATCGAGGTCGCCGTCCGCCATGACGTAGTGACAGGTTCCCGATGCCGGAGTGTCCTGCGTGCAGGTTTCGTCGATGACCAGCGTTGAGGGCGTCGCGGGCAACCACAGGTGCAGTGTCACGGTATACCCCGTCAGGTTCTGCGCGTCGCCGTCAGCGTCCTGCACGATGAAGGGCACGGTGTAGCCGTAGTCGCCGGTCGCAACGGTGATTGTCTGGCGGGATATACTCGCCGGTCCGATCCGCAGCGTGATTGTATCTGTCGTTGCCATAGTCTCCTATGTCCTTACGCTCGGTGTGGCGTGTGCGTCTCGGAAGATCTCCCACTCTGCGTAGAGCCTTAGCTTCTCGGCAATGTCATCAGTGGCCCGCATCGCCTGGTCAATCTCGGCCCACTTCTCAGCCTTCAATCTCTCCGCCTCTGCCCGTTCGGGTGGTGCTTCGTAGCTGTACCACGGGCGGGGCGTTCTGTTGGCTATCTTTGGTGCAGGGTTGGGTTCTGGCGCTCTGGCGCACACCACTATGCCAATGGGGATGCTGGTGAACTCGTCTGGGATCATGTGGGTGATGTCCATGCCGTCCACACTGGCGGCAGTTA